ATCCCGGCCTGACTTTGCTCCGCCAAGTGCAGATGTGTCATAGTAATCTCCAATATCGGCATCTGCTTTTGCAGAAATTGCCTGTCCTGGTAATGGTTCGTCCTCTGGGCCTAAATCGCCATAAACATAATCACCCGGTTTACCGCTTGGAACACCGACAATCTGTCTCTGGTTTAGAGGGGCATAGACTGCCGTAATGTCAAAAGAAATTTCAGGAGCCGATATAAATCTCCTGATCTCGTTTCTAGAACCTTCAAAGCTTGGGTTGATTATGTAAGCCGGGACAGACATATTAAAGCTGTACCTAACTATTCTTTCTGAATCGGTAAATTCACTAAAGTTGTTTCCTGGTGATATATCGCCGTCAAGATATGCAACAAAATAATATCCCTTATCGGTTTCGATCCTAAACGATATTTTCGAACCAGTGTGCGGCGAATTCATGAATGACATAAGCAAGTCATTCATCTGTTGTGTATACTGTGTCCAGATTGTTACTTCATACGTCGCCGTATAGTATTTGACATTCGGCAATTCAAAAATTTCGTATATGTTATTGTTGCTCGGAGTCTTTTCAAGAAGCCTGCCGCTTCTATACGCAGGCGCAGTCGTGTTCAAGTTTCGCCTTGTGGCAATCTGACCAGGTTTTGTACCCTGACCTCGTTCATCACCAAGAATGTGAGACTTGTCAGCTCGGTCATCTTGATTCTTTATTGCCTCTTTATTCATGATCCGTTGGTAGGCTGCATCTTTGGGGCTTAATCTTCTTTTTATTCTTACAGGAGCCGCTTGATTCGTGGCTGCACCGCGGCTCATGTCCTTCTGTATTGTACTTCTTGCAATTGATACCAATGGCAGGATTAATGTGTCGTTCTTATCCCTCAGGGGCTTATTTCTAGCAAGGATTGCAAATCTTTCACCTGTTGCAAAAACAACCGGAACTCTCACAACTGCGCCGTCTTGCTTGTAGAACAAATCGAGATCCTGATCGAAGAGATGAAACATCGCTCGGTCGACGTCTTCAATGGTACATGACGGAATGGTGAAATCAGGATCTTTTGATATTCCTAATTCATCATTACTTGCATGTGTTTGCTGAAACGTACTCATCGTTATGACTCATCGTAAAATGAAGATTGTAGTTTATCAGGGTCTCCTCTCTTAGAAACCTCGGCTGGCTTTTCTGGGGCATCAAGTTTACCACTCTTAATAAGGGCCCGTTCGTCTCCCGTAGGACCAAGTCGATTTCTCTCCAAGCCTCGTTGCTGCACAAATGTTTCTTGAACGGCATCGGGATCTGAATAATCTTCGCTGGTTGGACCAATCGGTTGTTTGTCAATTTGGCCGACGCGCGCTTGAGTACATGTTATTCTATAGCCAGTGTTATATTCAATCTGGCCGAATATTAGTGAATCGTCCTCCACTGTTGTGAGCTCGAAGAAATTTGTTCCATAGCCAAGATAATCACCTTCGCGAATTTCTATTTCTTTGTTCATCATATCACGGTGCTGAATATACACTACTATCTTCTGGTATTTTTCAGTTCCAAAATTATTGGTTACAACTTTTGAGCTGTCCCACTCAACGAGGGCCTCAATTTCAATTGGTGGGTCAAAAATCTTCTCTGGAGATTCTTCATACACATCATGAATTTGTGAAAACTCTTCTCGAACTCGATAATAATAAACCTTCTGGCCTACAACGTCTTTCATAACCTCTTTTGTGAGGTCTGATATAAGGTCAACTTCCCGGGGTGTGATAAATAAACGAGCCATGTTAACCTATCACGATCGATTTACCCATTGGAATGGGAATTGTCTTTAAGAGCCGCTGAAGACTTTCGGCTTTGTTGGCATCACCTTCGAGCATCTTTTCATATGTTAGAGACTCCAGCAAATTATTCATTTGTTCTCTCATATTAGACTGGTCTTCTCTTCCCTGGTTTATCAAGTCCGTACCGTTAAGTTGTAATGAATTGCCAGGTATAGGAACCTGTGAAAACTTAGATCTGACAAGACCTAAGAGTTCTTTTGCCAACGCCAAGGTGTAGTTATAAACCCATGTTTTACCCATACTGTTAAGTGTTTTGTACTTTAAAAACCCATATGGAACATTCGCGAATGAACTCACACCATCAATTGTGTTATCATTATATGCTGGATTAAACGGATCAGCACCAAAACCGACCCTTAACCAAAGTTTAGTTGGTACGGCAGCGCCGTCCTCTCCCGTGGTAGGTGTTGGATAAATTCTTATCTTAGTACCTTGTGTTGTGTACGAATAATTTGAACGTCGGACTCTGTTTGACAAATCCATCTGCCCACCGCGCAAAACATCTTCAAAAACTGGCAACACATAAAATACGGTTTCTGGAGTAAATGATTCGAATGTAAACTCATTATTCAAATAGTTTATTGCAGAAGTCGTATCAAAAAATCTATATGATGCCTGTGGAGAAAAATGGAATACTTCCATTATTTTCATTCGGCCGCCGCCCGAATCGTTAAGACTTGACGAGAAAAGAAGATTTCCGTCTCCGTCCTTTAATTCACTATACATGTCATAATCTTGACGACCCGCTTCCAGTGTTATAGATCCAGACAATGTATTATATGAACCACCGATGCCTGCTTCTTGAGCATACGGCTCCGCCAGCCGTAATACGAAATCAAGTGTTTCGTGAGCATACTTTCCTTCAACATTTGAACCTGTTGAAATTCCCATGAGGTTTGACAATTGTGATTTTGTCTGGTACTCGTTAACTAAGGAACCATATTCCATTGTGGCTTCTTCAAAGCATGCCCAAATTTGTTTCTTTGTCAATTCAACGCTTAGAATGTCATCACCTAATTTTCTCTTGACAAATGGAATTACCTTGTCGGCATCAGACTGGAATTCGACATCGTCGTCAAATACACCAAAGGGAGTAGGGTTAAGTGTTGTGGCAAAGGTTGACATTTTTTCTCTCTACAATCATTAACTATCTCGCTAAAACTGAGATTACTCTAAACGAAAAAAGGCTCTCCTGAATTTGTGTGTGTAACACGCACACAGGAGAACCCTAAAAACACGGTCGAAAAAATTAGCGTCTTAGACCAATTTTCTTCGAAACTTTTGCTTTCCACACAGACCAGTCACGACGGGTAACGAACTTAGATTCATCAACCGAAGACGCAGCTGGAGCAGCCTTGCATGCAGCCTCACAAGCAGCAACCTTCTTCCTAAGTTCAGAAAGCTCTTTAACAACTGCAATCAGATCTTTTTCTAGCTCAGCAACTTTCGCGTCGGAAACAGATGCGGTTTTCGATACGGATGCGGTTTTCGTAGTAGATGTAGCCATCTTTCCTCCTATTAATCAATAATAAATATATAACTTGTTGTCAATGGTACTAATTCTATGCTAAAACGGCCACCTACCATAAAGATAGGTGGCCGCTAAAGACTACCTAATCAAAATAATGATTAGATGATGTCCATGTTCAAGCAAGTAACTGTACCGTAGAAGTCACTACGAACCATCTTCTTACCGTAGCGAGTCATGACACCCTTACGCGGGGTGAAGTCCTCTGGAGCGAAGATTGTTGGAGTAACGATGAGTGGTACGTACGGAGCGTAAACATAACCAGTCTCAAGGTAGCTACCACCCTTGTATCCAACCAGAACCTGGTTGCGCGGGAAGTATGGGTCCTTGTAGACTGTGAAACGGTTGCTCAGTGTACCAACCTTCTCGGCACCGATTGAGAACGGAGTCTGAACCTGACCTTCACCGTCCAGGCTGTAGCTTGGACGATACATCACAGAAGCCTCGAGGATTGTAGCAACCTCAGGTGAAACCACGATGAAGTTAGCAGAACCACGAAGAGTCTTACGATGAATCTCATTAGCAACATCGATGATGGCTTGGGCAATGTATCTGCATAGAGATATTAAATGGAGTGTACCAGCATATGCATTGGTAGGTGTAGCATTATTTGATTGTGTAGACTATTGGATGTTACATAATATATTGGCAATCATATTCTTTGTATCGTCTACATATCTAATGCGTGAAGATAAACGATTTAATGAGATAGGCGATTGGTCATTGACCTGGTATGTGTTACTAATATTTCCAGGAGGAGTATTTTGGTTTGAAGCGATCCAGGCTGTGTTGATAAGTTGGTTCCA